AGATTACCAGACTGGATACGTTCGTTAATAAACTTACCAATAGATGCATCTTCCCTCTCTATAGTGGTACTTACATCTTCTACCAGCTCCTCCTCTTCATTTCTGTCTTGCTCAGCCTCTAATCTACCACTGAGTTCCATAAATGATGATTGAAATTCCTCTAAATCTTCACATTTGTAAGAATATTGGACATTTAGGTTAGATTTGTATGTAATTTTAACATAATTATGGTCAAAATCTAACTCCAAATACTCAACTGCACTGGATGGCACTTCTCTGTAACCTACTAAACTGGTTAATTCGGGCATTTTAGTAATTATTTAATTCTATTATAACTTATTATTCTTAAAAAGTCAACTTTTTAACTTTTTGAGTTTCGTAATTTCCGAATTGTTACACTTTTTGAACTTTCTGAGGTTTTTGGTTGACAAATGCTAGACTGCGGGCTAAGACCCCCAAATCCCTCAACCTTAACCAAGGTATAGAACACCCTACTATGGTTTATTTAACATTTATTAATTAACGTAGTTTTCCACAGTTTATCCACAAGTTTTCCACAACCCTGTGGAAAAGTATTAGTGATACCAGTTGGAGCTACGTGCGGATGCCCTTCCTATCTTCTACCAATTTGGTCTGTCTCTCTACCTCATACCTGATTGAAGCAAGATGTCCCTCTAAGTACTGTTGGTACTCATTACCTTCAAACAAATCACCCAAATGAAGGATGTGTTCCATTGCAAAGTACAGTTTAGTTTGTTCATTCATCATCATCCTTCTCTTTAAATGATACAATGTTTTTGGTTGGTAGTATACCTAGCAGTGTCCATAACCACAACAATGCTAGGATGAGTGTTACTAATTCAAATACTGGTATGGGTAACATCAGTCTAGTGATCCAAGATCATTTAACTGTTGGGGCTTTGGTTTATGGTTCTTAAATCCATCGTGGTTACCATCACCAGGCATTTTACCAAAGGCGAGGTACTCAACTGCTTGTATACTCCCTTCAAGGCGATCAAGTTCTCTGTCTAGTTTCACATACTCAAGATGTGCATCTTCCAGTTCAACTTGTCTCATTTCCAGTTGTGTCACTCTCTTCGTGAAACGTTGTAGCAACTGTTCGTATGATTCAGTTTCTTTCATTGTTTTATACCAAAGGTGTGTAATGATTTATGGGCGTTGGACTGGCATTAGTTTAGGACCAGTGCGTTGGCAAGATGTTTGGAATGTGTTCATTAGTTCTTGTGCCATATGACGGTAGCCACTACCAACATAGACCTGACCGCCGACGACCGCAACCGCACACACAGCCCAAAACCAATAATACCACTGAGTCTTTATCTGGTGATAATTAGATGTCATAATATTTGAGACGATAAGTTATTATACCATACGGGTGGTGATGTGTAAACCTCGGTATAAATACTCGTTTACAGATGGCTAAGAGTATTGTCTGTGACAGGGATCCAGGACATAAATAGTAGTAGAATGAGCGAGGTCAAATGAACCCAAACTTCCTTGTTATGAGGATCATTCCATTAGAGGTTAAACATTTATGTTAAATCACAACGTCATCAGCAGTAATCAATTAGCAGATTGGAAAGAATCAACTGAGTCAGTCTACGAAGTGGACAATTCGCTCAACAACTACTACGAGTGTATAATTGATGCTGGTGATGATAAGTATACTGCACGTCGTTGCAGTAGGTTACTACAATAAGCATAGTCCAGTTAACATACCGCCCACGAAACCCCTCGACAGAGGGGTTTTTTAATGCTATACTATATTCTATGTCAGTATCACATTTATTTTCAATACCCATACTAGAGACTGAGGTGGATCTGAATCAGGTCTCTCTTGGTGATGGTGATGAGTATTATAATGGTGAAGTGAACTGGACTTATGGCAAACAACAGTGTCCTGAGTCCACCTACAATTATTTGTATGGTATTATCTCTCCATTTCTATTGGAGTATGATCCTTACATCAATTTACAGTTCACTGACATCTGGCGTAATAGATACGTAGCTACTGATTATCAGGGCTATCATATCCACGCACAGTCACAATGGTCATTCATAATATATGAGACAGTTGATAGTAAAACTGTGTTATATAATCCAGCGTGGCTATTAATACAGAATCATATGGGTGTAAGTAAATCTATGCCCTGTATTCATAATATTAAATTGAGTGCTGGTTCTATGGTCGTGTTCCCTTCATTCATTGCACATCACGTGAACAATGGCAATGAAGGTACAACAATATCAGGTAATATTAAACTACAGTACAATGGGATGTAAAAACTGTGACAATGTGTCACTAGAGGACTACGAGAATGCTATGTTTGCTCATTTAATAACAGAGCGACGTGGTAAGTGGTATGTTCGTACAGATAGTGGTATAATAAAGGAGTTTAAATCACACACTGCAGCCAAGGAGTTTATTTTTATGGGAGGAGTACAAGATGGACATTGACAAGCAATTAGATCCTAAAATAATGGAGAACAGAGCACATAAACAAGAAGTGCGTGAGTTTTGTGATCCTGATGAACGTGGTCAAAGACGTGAGGTGATCAAGCATTACACTGAAGGTGGCATTGATACATTCATTCGTGAGTATCCTAAGCACGCACCTGATAAGTTCTGTGATTTATTGATGGGATATGCTGATAGTCTCAAGGAACGTAAGATTGCAAACGAAAGAACACCTGAAATAACAGCCAGTGGTAATGGTGCAGGTGAATTTAATCGTAAAGACTTCTTCTTCTTTCTTACTGAGGGTACATCACCCAACCTACGCAATACTATGTTGACTGGTTGGTCTAAACTAGCATCACAACATTATATTGATGAGTTCAGTCAATTAGGTGCAAATGATTTCTGGATGAGTGCTGCTAAGGTACAAATAACAAATCCATCCGAGGGATTCCACGGATGGCACTATGATAATAGTGGGTTCTTTGTTGGTCTACGTGAGTTTGTATTCATTACATACTTAAATGATGTACCTGCTGGTGGTGAAACTGAGTTCTTGTATCAAGGTATCAGAATTGCACCAAAAAAAGGAACTACAGTTATATTTCCAGCATCCTACACACATATGCACCGTGGTAATCCACCACTAGGATGTACAAAGTATATTGCTACAACGTGGGCTAGTAGACTACCACGTATTGATGAAGAGACACAAGGACGTGATGAAATAGAATGTATTGCACCTATGGAAAACGTTGTGCAATACTATAAGAAGAACTAACCATTAAAAAGAGGACTATTTCTAGTCCTCTATAAACTTCCTTGGATTAATCATTCGACTGACTAACTCTATTACTTGCTCTCGTATTTGCAGCACATCATCATAACATTGTTGATTATGTGCACAAGAGCGTAATGCAGGGTCAGGTTTGTGTAATGATTCAAGTACTATTGATTTAGCACGATCCCACTTCTCATATGATGTGGGTGAATCGTCTAAGGATCGCTGATCTTTCATCCTGTAAATGGTTCAGTTGATAGGTTAATTAAAATGGTTGTTAAGTCTGGATACTTTGAGTATGCTGATTTAACTGCGGTAGCAGGATCCACACAACTATGTTCAAACTTACTCCATTGTAATTTATGGTCAATCTTAGCTAGTACATTGACTTCCCATTTCTTCTTCTTTGTTGCCATTAGCACCCCTCACTAGTATGTTCAAGCGGTTCAACTTCTGGATAATCATTTACCCAGAAATCCTCCCAATCTTCTTGACTACTGCCTACATCACGAACAGGATACTCGTAAGTATGTTGTTGTTGATGCAAACGTCCAATTAGATCATCGACACGATGTAATTGTGTCTTGTGAAAATCCTGAAGTTCATAAAGTGCGTGCTTAACATCCGATTCAACATCAGATGATCCACCACTGAGATATTCTTCAACTACTTGACGTAGATGTTCATATCTCTGAGTCGCACCATCCATCGTTAAGACGGTGGGCAGCTCTCTCAAGTTTGGAGTAGAGATCACCACATTTGACTCCACTGTGTTTTTCTGAGGTGAATTGTTGGCTTGAGCTGAGGTGTTGTAAGGCATCGGTAAGAACAGCGATTTCGGATTGATTAAGCAGCACTTTAAGAAGTTTCACTGAATTTTGTACAACTACTGTAAGTATATACAGTATTTTGGGGCTATGCAGCCCCTAGAACAGGATTTCCTAACTGAGGAATAGTGTTGAAATCAGTCACGTCCCAACCGAAGTTGACTCGCTCTTGAACTTCACTGTCCAACTCGTTAGTGTTGATGAACCTTTTGTTCACCGTCCGTCCATTAAGAGATAGAACCTCTAGCAAGTAACGGTATGATACCTCACCAAAAGGTAAGCGTACAGGATAATAATCTGCTTGCTGACCAGAAGAGTTACGAATTTGCATTGGGTTGAATTCCCTTGACTACTCTAGTAGTATAGCATTAAAAAACCCCCTGTAAAGGGGGGCTTGTGACAGTTTGTAATGTGGTTCACTTGATCGCTTTTCCGCACTTTCTGATGTATGATGCACATATATTATCACCTAAGCGGGGATCTGCGGGTTGCTTAGCTCTCTTCTTGAGTCTATCATACTTCTGTTCCAGTCTAGGACGTAGATAATCGTATACTTGTTGACCTTTAAGGTGCCACAACTCTACTATATCTCCGTGTTCATAGCGTGCATAGTAATGATCATCATATTTCAAGAGCTTTTCTTCTCTTAAATACTGATCTTGCTCCTCCCACGTATCCTTAACACTGATACCATTGTACGTAGCGTTGATGTCTTTACCTATTGTTGACTTGTATTCTACTGGTTCACCCTTATCATATGCATCTGCACCACTATATGTGTCTGCCACATCGTGATCTAGTGCAATAGCCATATGTATTTCACGTGACCTAGCATAAGAGAATGGGTCACCCCACCCCTGATCTATACACACATCATACAATCCTTTGAAGCATTCCTCATACTTCTTGCGTGCTTCTTGTGGTGTGTACTTAGTCATCTGTTTCAATGCCCTCAAGGTCGTGTATATCTCTAGCAGGTACAGTGTGTAGTCCTCCTATGAGATAATAATGGTCTTTAATACCTTCAACTGTTTCTTCACCAAGATAGAACAGTTCATTAGGTGGGAAACTATGTTCCCTCAACATCGCTTGCAGTTGAAGATGAATCATTTCTGCGTGTGATGGTACATTTAGTCCAGTCATTTCGATAGATTAATAGATTACATTGACGGTATCCGTGCATAGAGTTGGGATCATCCCACTGACGTACACAGAGAGTAAAATAGGGGTCACCCACAAATGTGATGAATCCTTCATCATCACCACATTTCACGTGATCCCCTATGTGAAACTTCATTCAACTTCCTCGAAGTAAATGCCGTGGTATGCGTTGAACGCATCGAGTTCTAAGTAGTCATCATCGTGTACAGCACCTTGATCATTACTTATCGACAAACACATAAACTCCTCTGCAAAATACTCTGGAGTTACCTGATACTTGTCACATATGGAGAAGAACTCTTCCATATGCTCGTCTTTCATACCAAGTGTATCTATACTGTATGAAAGGTCGGAAATTAACTGATTTAATGAGGATTCCATTTGTAGAGAGTGTAGATTAGGACGATCGTGCAAATTAAAATGCACGAAAAAAGGACAATTAGAGCGTGCATAGATGGTTACCTCATATAAAGATAGCCACCTGCCCAGTCAGCACGTGCATAACACTCCATACGTGAGTTAATGATGCGTAGATCATATCTAACGTGCTGTGCTGCTTTGTTCCAAGATGCTGGTTTGTATACCTCACCAGTCTTCTTGTCAATAAATGCGTGAACAGACTCTTGATTGTTAATCATCACGATCTTAAGGAACTTACGTCCTCTACGGATCTCAAACTTAGTGTCACAATAACCATTTTGGTCATAGTTTGCTTGTAAGCACTCAACGAGTTTCTGAGTCCATTCGTACACTCTGTCTTCCATACTCAATGGAGTAACCTTACCAGAGACGAACTCATCAACTGTGATCTCGTGAGATGCAGATACAGATTCAAGACTCATTTAAACTCCTGTGTGTGTTATGTACCTATTATAGTCCTTATCGGTACCGACTCAACCATCTGTGTGACAGTTTTTAAACTGGACAGTGTGTCCATCATCCACCTTGTCAGGCATAGCATTAAATGCTAGAGTATAACGAATTGTTTCATTCTGATTCTCAGTCACAAAGTGCTTGAGAGTCGAGGGAAACACGACCATTTTACCACCTTGTGACTGAAATGGTACAGTATCGTGCACATTACTGATCTTTAAGACCTCTTCATTGTATGGGTTAGGTTTTATGAATACCATATTACCTGAGTTCCCTGTCAGGAACACAACACCACTGTACAATGACCACGGATGGTTGTGTGCTCTATTATAGTCACCCTTCTTATATCTGTTAATCCAAGCAGCATTTATCTTAACATTACTGCTGTAATTACCTGGTATACCATTACTAATGTCTTCTAGCCTGTCCTCTGCCCACTTACGAAATGGTGTGAAGTCAGAGTATGATAGTATACCATCTTGTTGTGGAAAGTTTAGTACATTGCAACTAGAAGAACCACCTGCATATGTCTCAGCAGTATCCCAGTCTACAACATTGCAGAGGGATAACAACTGAGCATATAAGTCAGATGGCACATCTAATTCAAATACTGGTGTTGGAAAGATGTCGTAGCGTTCAAAGTTCATTCAGTTACTTTAAGGTAGATAGCTACAGACGCTGCAAATGCAACGTACGACCAGAATAATATTGGTACTATCATTGTAACACAGGGGCACAAGTTAAATCATACTTATTAACCATCCTGTTACAGTACATACAACCTAGTGCAGAGAATGAGAAGTTGAATACTCTCATAGCACCCTCACAATGAGGACAAATGACATACTTGCCTTCTCTTGGTGCTCTTGTGTATCTTGTGACCTTAGGAAATTCCATTGATACCTCATTAATAGATTCATTATAGCAATAAAAAACCCCCTGTAAAGGGGGTCTTGTGACACTTATTGAACTGCTACTCGGTCTGGAACTTTGAATCCAGCATTCTGTACAATGTTCACTATAAATGCCTCAAGGAATATCAGAGGTAATACCACGAAGTCAAACCCACGTAATTTTGTGATGTCTGCTGGTGGTTTTACTTTAGGTGTCTCGGTCACTTTAGGTGCCTCTACTACTGGTGTAGTATTTAACACTGCTTTAGATGCTGCTGGTGCTGCCTTCTTAGCAGGTGCCTTGCGTGTACGACGACGAGTTGAGGAT